GATCAATGTCGATGGGTGCAGGGTGGGGACGGAATCCACTCTGACCGTCCGCAACGGCAACAGCGGAGCCCACGGGCGCTACGGCAAAGACGACCGCGTCTTCACGCGAGAGAATCCTCCCGGCCGCTGGCCCGCCAACCTGATCCACGACGGCAGCGACGAGCCGACCGGCCTGCTGGGCGATGCCGCCCGGTTCTTCTACTGCGCCAAGGCGAGCCGGGCGGATCGCGGCGCGGGCAACGTACACCCGACCGTGAAGCCCACCGACCTGATGCGCTACCTCTGCCGGCTGGTGACGCCACCGGGCGGCGTCGTCCTCGACCCTTTCGCCGGCAGCGGCAGCACGGGCAAGGCTGCGGTCCTGGAGGGCTTCCGGTTCCTCGGCATCGAGCGCGAAGCCGAGTACGTCGAGATTGCCCGCGCCCGCATCGCCAGCGCCGAAGACAAAGCGAGCCAGCCACGGCAGGCCGCTTTGTTCCAGGAGGCCAAGGCGTGAACCTCGACGGCAGGCTGTCGCAGTCCTGCCGGTGCGGCGGGCGCGGGTACATGTACCGCTGCTACGACCGCGTCGCCGACGGCACCTACGTGCACATCGGCTACAGCGCCACGTGCGAGGTCTGCGGCGCGACCACCGAACGCTTTCGGTCGTTCCGCGAGACGCGCAAGGCGTGGCTTGACCGCGACTGCCCGCACACCTACAGCCCGGTGGACCAATGACCGGCACCCCTCCACTGACCGAGGCGCAGCGCCTGCGGGCTGCCCTGCGCGAGCACGCCGGCCAGTGGATCAGCCGCTTCTACCGGCATGAGTTGCTGGTGGCGCGGGCTGTGCGCGGCATCCAGAACGACGCCGCCGAGGAGTTCCGTCGGCTCGTCGTCGGGCCGTTGGTCAAGCGCATCGCCGCCGGCATGGCGACGTTCGACCGGCGCGGCTCGGACGTGATCGTCGACCAGACGCCCGAGCTGCGCCGGCTGATCGCCGAGGCGTCGCTGTTGGTCAAGCAGGGCGTCGAGGAGCTGAAGCGCAGCACCAAGGCCAAGCTGGGCGAGTTGGTGAAGCAGGAAACCGGATGGGTGCAGGAGAGCGCCAAGAAGGTCCTGCGCCTTACCAGCGTGCGCCCCATCAGCCTCCAGCGCATCGAGGCCGCCGTCGAGCAGCGCCCGTACCTCGGAGCGACGACCGAGGAGTGGTTTGACAGCCTGGTCGGCGGCGATAACGGCGTCATCGACAACGCCAAGTTCGCCATCCAGACCGGCGTGCAGCGCGGGCTGTCGACCGACGAGATCGTGCGAACCGTCCGTGGCACCAAGGCGGGCGGATACGAGGACGGCCTGATCAGCGGGACCAACGTCGACCAGGTGCGCGCCCTAGTGCGTACGGCGGCGAGTCACGCCAGCGCGACGACCAGGCAGCAGACGTTCGAGCAGCTCGGCGTCGAGGAGTGGCAGTTCATCGCCACGCTCGACAGCCGCACGTCGATCCAGTGCGCGGCGAACGACGGCAAGGTGTTCAAGATGGGTACCGGCCCGGTGCCTCCTTTGCACCCGAACTGCCGGTCGACCATCGTGCCATGGACCGGCAACGTGGTAGGCAACCGCGCCAGCGTCAACGGCCCCGTGCCGGCGGAAACGACCTTCCCTGACTGGCTGGAAGGCCAGCCGCGCAGCGTCCAGGACGAGATGCTTGGCCCGAGCCGAGCGGCGGCGTGGCGTGCCGGCGAACTGTCCTTCGACCAGATGGTGGGCCGCGACCTGCTGCCGCTGTCCATCGACGAGCTGCGCCAACGCGACCTAATCCCCGACCCCGAGGACGAGTGACCCGCGACCCCGACCTGACCCAGGCGATCCTGGCACGCGCCGGCGACCTCGTGCACCACATGACCCGCAAGGGCTACCAGATCGCCGTCGCCAGCGGGCCGGCGCCCAACGGCGTCGAGTGCGCGGTCATCATCTGCACCGGCGACCGGGCCGAGATGCTGGCCGAGCTGGGTCGCAGGCTGGCGAAGATGATCGACGACGAGCGCAAGCAGGCCAGGGACGACGCGGCCAAGAACTGAGGCTAGGCGCGCTCCCTGGGTGGCGATATACCCCGAAGGGACTATGCCCTTCCGCCTCGTAGCCGACAGCCTGAGCGACCTTCCCGAGGGTCTGCGCGACGCCGCCAAGCAAGAAGGCAGCGTCTTCGTCGTGGCTGGCCTCAAGGACGGCTGGGCTATCGAGGACGTGAAGGGCCTGAAGTCGGCCCTCGTCGAGGCGCGCAGCGAGCGCGACGCCGCCAAGGCCGCCGCCAAGGCGTTCGACGGCCTGGACCCTGCCGCCGCAGCCGAGGCGCGTGAGGCGCTGGAGAAGCTGAAGGCCGGCCAACTGAAGGGGTCGAAGGAGATCGACGAGTGGAAGGCCGCCGTCGAGAAGAAGGTCGCAGACGAGCGCGCGAAGCTTGAGGGCAAGCTGACCGCGCGCACTGCTGCATTGCGCGAGCGCATGATCCAGGGCGAACTCGCTCCAGTCGTCGCCAAGCTCGGCGGCGCGGAGGCGATGGACGCGATCATGACGCTAGCCAAGCAGCACATCCGCATCGACGAAGACGATGCGGGCAACCTCAAGCATTCCATCGTCGACGCGAGCGGGAAGCCGCGTTTGGCGAAGAAGTCGGGTTCAAGTGACCCGATGGGATTCGAAGAGCTGATTGCCGAGATGCGGGACGCATCCTCGACGCGCGGCCTCTTCAAAGCTCCAGCCGCCGGTGGATCCGGTGGCGGCTCGCAGACTGGCGGTGCCGGTCGCGCAGCAAACCCCGGGCAGCAGCTACTGCCCACAAGGGAACTGCTGAATCGTGGCAACGCCACTACCTAGCGGCCGGGCTAGTCTGTCTGTCGGTGTTCTCGTGTGGGCCAACCACAACGAAACACCATGGCAGTCAGTCTGTATCAGTCTGCGCTGATCGCGCAGAACAACGGCGAGTTCAAGAAGGCGGGCATCCTGTCCACGTTCGCGGAGGCTTCGCCTCTGCTCGCGGCGATGCCGATGGTCTCCGTCCAGGGCAACAGCTTCGCGTGGACGCGCGAGGCCGGCCTGGGTTCGGTCCAGTTCCGCGCGGTGAACGGCTCGTACACCGAGGGCGCTGGTACCGTCGAGACGCGCAGCGTGCCGCTCAAGATCATCGGCGGCGACCTCGATGTCGACCGCTACCTCGTCCAGACGCACGGCCAGGAGATCCGGTCGGCGCACGAGACGATGAAGGCGAAGCTGCTCGCGCAGCGGATCGCCTACGAGATCGTCAAGGGCAGCGTCACCGCTGCGGGCGGCGCGACGGCGGATGTCAACGGCTTCGACGGCCTCCAGGTCCGCTACGGCGGCGGCTTCGGCAGCAACCTGGTCGTGGACGGCGGCGAGAACGCCGATCAGATCATCCAGAACAGCGGCGGCGCGGCGCTGTCGATCAAGTCGCTGGACGAGGCCATCCAGGCCGTCGACAACCCGACGCACCTGCTGATGGCGAAGAAGACGAAGGTCAACATGACGGCCTTCATGCGCTCGTCGGCGTCGCTGGCGACCTCGCGCGACGAGTTCGGCCGCATCATCACGACCTACGCCGGCCTGCCGATCCTGGAAGCCGACATCCTCGGCACCAGCACCGGCCTGCAGGGCTTGGGCTTCAACGAGAACAACGACAGCTCGACCTCGATCTACGTCCTGTCGGCGACCGACATGGGCCTCCAGATGGTCCAGAACGGCGGCATCGAGGTCCGCGATCTGGGCGAGCAGGACAGCAAGCCCGTCTTCCGCACCCGCGTCGAGTGGTATTGCAACGTGGTGGACATCCACCCGCGCTGCGTCGCTCGTCTGTACGACATCCAAGACGCCACGGCGATCGCCTGAACCCAGGAGCACCAACATGGCACACCAGAACTTCAATCATCTCCTGGACGAATCGCTCCAGCTCAAGGCGGCGGGCCTCGTCGGCGCAAGCGCCAACGGCTCGCTGGTCGTCGATCTCGGCCCCGGCTTCCACGCCTTCGACGTGGTCGTCGATTGGACGGCCTGCGAAGTCGCGTCGGCCAACGAGCAGTACGACGTGGTCGTCCAGGGCGCGACGGACTCGGCGATGACCGCGCCCTACGAGCTGGTCAAGCAGAGCTTCGGTGACTCCAGCGTGAACGGCGACGGCGTGGACACGCCGCCTGCCGGTCGCCTGGTCATCACCGGCAGCAACGTCCAGATCACCAGCGCCACCGACGGCAACACCGTTGTCCCGCTGCGGTACATCCGCATCCGCACGGTGGTCGCTGGCACGGTCGCCACGGGCTTCAACTACACGGCGTACCTCACGCTGCGGAAGTAATCCCATGGC